GGTTCGTACCAACCGCATATCATTCATGATGGAATATGATGAGGACGTACAGTTATATGATGAGGCATGGCCTGACCCACAATGTAAGTGTGATGATTGCGGTGCAGAGAAGATACACCTAATTGAGAAGGAGAATGTATAATGTATTGGGAAGTCGGTATTACAATCGGTGCAGAGCGTGGACGGGTAAACGTACACCCTGCTGCATTACAGGAAAGCAAGTGGGATAACGCAGTGGAACACGCTATGGAAATGGCGCAAGCCCTGTATCCAAAGCACAGGATTGAGTTTGACTATGTGAAGGAGTATGACAGTGAGTAACATACACAATGACACAATACTTGACACACTATTTGATGAGGCATGGGCTGAGTTATGCGACTTGCATCCAGACTTGGATGAGGACACGATATATAACATGGCCTGTGACCTAGCACAGAAAAGATGGGAGTTTGACTATGCATAGAGTAAGAACGGAGTCTTACGGTGTTTATCGTGACTTTGATGATGAGTTTGAATTGAGTGTAAAACAGAATGAAATCATAGCTGATTATTTCAGCATCAAAGTTATACATGACGATGTGGATGATTACCACTGCAAACAGGATACTGTATGGGAAGGAACACACACTAACTTAGAGATGTTTTTGGCATGGAGAAACAGGAATAGTAATGAGGATAACCCTGAACCAGTATTATCAAAACGTCTTGGAGAGGTACGAAAACAATGGGATGAATGGCAGTGGCCTTCTAATGCAGATGTAATTATACCACACCCAGAAAAGATGGGAGTTTGACTATGAGTGACAATTATGACAGCGGCTTTGACCTTGTGTTATCTGACCATGAAAAAGACCAGTTGATAGACTACTACAGGACAGAGGCGCACCCCGACTGGATAGACAACTGGCTACCTAAAGATGTAGACCCAAACACAGGCCGCTATACAGACGATTCTGTGTATGCTGGTGAGGAATATGAAGAGATGCACTATGATGGCATCCAGTTTGAGGACAGCGACAGAATGTTTGACTTGTGTATGCACTTTGTTGATGGCAAGGTGTGGGTGGATGTTTATGAGTGCGATTGGATTGGCGATAACTGGCAGACTAACTGTTGCCGTAGATGGATATTGACAGAGGAGATAAACTAATGAATACGTTACACAGTGATTACTACCTCATAAAAGACTATGTGGATAACCACTATGCACACTTCGGATGTTATCCAATGGAAGTGGAGACAGATAAACAGGTGTATACCTTTGACGAATACTGGTATATATTAGATGCAGGAGAACAAGGATGAATTGCTGGCATTGTAAAACAGAACTGATATGGCAGTGTGACCACGACATATCGGATGAGTCTGAGAATATGTGTATGGTCACAAACCTACACTGCCCTAACTGTGGGTGTGATGTAGATGTATGGTATCCAAAAGATAATATTGGTATGCCTATTGATGATGGATTTACCGCACCTAGAATAAAGGAGAATGAAGATGACTAAGTACAAAGTAATGGCAACAGAGTATGTGTTCAAGGATGCCTTGATTGAGGCAAAGGATGCAGAGGAAGCCATCGCCAAAGCAGAGGCAGATGGAGTGGAATGGATTATAGTCGGTAGTGATTGGGAAATTCACGATGACATGACATTTGAGGAGAATGAAAATGCCTAAGAAAAAGACAACGGCACTTGAACTGCCACCAGAACAGGCAATGGCATTGATGGTTATGCTTGACAGTGAGATGGAAACAATCTTTGACGAGGGCATTGACCCTATAGCAGATTGGGAAAGTGCAGACCTGTATGCCTACCGACTGCTGGCGTACAAGACATACAAGCAATGGTACATGGATAATTATCATGGTTAAACATATCTGCCAGCATTGCAAGAACATAATGCACATACCCAAAGAGTGGCTGATGTATGCACACAAGCTGGTATGCTATGTGTGTAGCAACGAGATAAAACGTGAGGAGAAACAGGATGACGATTGATAGACAGAGATTTTGGGAGTGGATGGACACCTGCCCTTTGCGTGAGGGAACAGATGACAAAGAGGGCTGGTTCATATCTCGTGACGAAGGAGATGATATCAGTATTTACTTTTACCTAGAGGTTGATGAAGAGGAAGATGAGGATGAGTAAGACATACAAAATTCGTGATGTAGAGGATGGGTCTGTCTATAACATGACACTGCCTATGATACTAGAGGAACTAAATCGTGATAGGTCAGACGAGTGGACAAACTATGATGAGACAGATTGGCGTGAAGGACTAGCAGAGTTTACAACTTATGAGGTAATGGACGATGAATAGATTTCTGATTGAGCATCACCCTGATGCAATAGCCAAGTCACTGTGTGACAAACATATTGTGAAGATGCCACTGGAAGAAGCACAGATGCTATGCACAGCTATCTGGCATCATGCCCCTGAGTATGCAGAGGCACATGAATTGTACAAGCCTGTGCATCAGAAGCACCCATGTACCTTGTGGGCAATGGAGACTAGGGCAAACTTTGTGTTTGCTTTCAACCTGTACACATCAATGCTCTGCGAGTATCATCACAGGTATGGCAAGTGGCATGGTGCAGGTAATCCTAGTACAACAAATAAGGACGCAAGACCACAGCATATACTGGCGGCACGTCACTTTATCCCAGAGGGTGATGGTATTACGCCACACCCACAATGCTTCAGTGGGCTTGACCACCTAAAGACAGACGAGCAGTGGCCTATCATGGCGTATCGTGCATTTTACAAAGTAGATAAGGCAGCATTTGCACGATGGGATAAGGGCGGTAGGACTGCGCCACATTGGATGAAAGGAGAAGTAGCATGAACATAACACATGAAGAAAGAGTAAAGTTTCTTGAGGCACACAACGACTTAAAGAATATGCTGATGACAATACATGAATGCGGTGACTTGTGGATTTCAGATGTACGCAAGCTAGAAAGCCTTGAGCATTTGTTACACAGCGTAATGAAGTTTGTTCCCCCTATGGACGATGAGGGCAGACCAAAGTATTATGTAGACTATGTGCTTGAAGAACTAGAGGATGATGAGTAATGGAAATACTTGCAGGAATTATTATTGGTAACTTGATTATTACGTTTATAGTTGCTAGTATAAACTAAGTATGATATAACACACTATCAGTTGACATTTAACAAACAGAAGGAGATATGATATGCCGTTTGATATTCCAATGCAGGACATGATTCCTGAGAACCTTGACTTTGCTGTAGAGTTTGAGCCTACAAAGGTGAAGGACAAGAAGTATGTAATTAACGGTGACACTGGTGAATATATTGGTGTCGTAGGTGACACATTCAACTGTGCATCACACACAGAGTTCTTTGAGGGCGTACACAACACTGTCACAGAGCATCTGGGTGAGGCTGAGTGCGAGAACATGAACATGAAGTGGCGTACTGCCAAACAGAACGCATGGGCTATGCTTGACATGACCCTGCCTAATGTGACTGCTCGTGTAGAGACAGACAAGCACAGCACTACCATTGCACAGCGTATCATTGCTCTGCATGGGATTGATGGTAGCTGTTCTAACCAGACATTCTTTGGTGCGATTGATTTCTTCTGCACCAACGGTATGATTCGTGGTGAGCATGACAAGATACGCAGGAAGAACACTGCCAACTTTACTATGGACAGGTTCATCCGTGACCTACGAGAGTCTACGCAGTCATTCTATGCACAGTCAGAGCGTCTGCAAGGCTGGGCTAACAAGCCTCTGTACCGGGGTGATGTCAAAGCTATGCTTGACACCTTACTGAAGTCTGACCGCATGGCAGAGAAGATGTTTGGGTTATACAATCAAGAGGCGAATGTGCGTGGGCAGAATGTCTGGGCATTGTATTCTGCCTTCACTAACTATGCCAGCTATGCTGATGAGCGTAACGGTTTCAACCTACGTAACACTGGCAAGGATACAGGTGCTGTGTCTATGTTCCAACGTGAGAACAAAGTGTCACAGTGGATTGAAAGCAAGCCATTCAAAGAGTTGATTGCAGCATGAAGACAGTAGAAGATTTAGTATTGACATACTATTCTTCCAACGATTTCAGTATGTTGAGAGAGAAGTCTAAGAAAGACTATCAATACTTTCTCAACGTGCTGGTCGGTGAGTTTGGCAACGAGTTGTACAACGAAGTGACAAGCAAGCAAGCCAAACACGCATACGAAGAATGGGTGAAGCGTGGTATCACGTTTGCCAATCACGTGTGTACTGTGTCATCCCTTGTGTACAGGTATGCAATGGAGATGGAGTATGCTACTGTCAATCCGTTTGCTAACATCAAGCGAAAATCACCTAAACAACGCAAGGTTGTATGGACAGAGCATGACATACAGAAGTTCCTGTCATTCTGTTACAGTGACTTTGCTTATCGTAACATTGGCCTGATTGTTCACATGGCATATGAGTGGTGTCAGCGATTGGGTGATATGCGATTGCTTACATGGGATGTCGTGGATTTGGATGAGCAGAAGCTGTATTTGGAACAGTCAAAGCGTAGGGCAGAGGTAACTCTACCTATCAGTGATGACCTGACACAGATGCTGATGCAACAGAAGGATGATTTCGGCTTTCAACAGTACGTTGCCCCCCGTCCTAGACCCGCTGGTGGCGTTTATCACCCGTACAGTATAGATAGACTGTCCAAAGCAGGTCGGCAAGTGATGAGGCTTGCAGGGCTGTCTGAGGACATACGGCTGATGGACTTACGTAGGACAGGCACAACCGAAATGGTTGAGGCAGGTGTCGGTATGGCACAAATAATGTCGGTTACAGGACATAGCAACCCACAGTCCGTTAAACCGTACATGAAAAATACGTTTGCTAGTGCAGATTATGCATTGACCGCACGAGAAATGCATGATATAAGCACATACAAGTGCCAACAAGGAGAGTGATACATGTATAATAATATATTTAACACTATAAGTGATATAGATATACCTAATGGACAGACAAAGAGAATGAATTGTCCTGAGTGTGGTGGCTATAAAACATTTACAGTGACTAATAACATGGGTTCTCTCGTATGGAACTGTTACAAGGCATCCTGTAATGTATCTGGCGGCAAGAAGGTACACCTGACTGCTGATGATATCCGTAATACAATGAAGGATGCTGAACGATTTGCAGAGGCCAAGTTCGAGTTGCCACCATACGTGGTGACTAGTCACACAAATGCATACATTGATAGGTTCTGTGCGACTTGGGGCTTGGACATGGAAGAGCATGGCCTGATGTACGATGTGAAAGAGGACAGGGTTGTATTCCCCGTCATTCACAATGGCAAGATGGTAGATGCTACGGGTCGCTCTGTAATGAAACGCTTACCTAAATGGAAGCGATATGGAAATAGTGGCTTGCCTTATACCTTCGGGTGTGGTAAAGTCGCTGTAGTTGTTGAGGACTGTGTGAGTGCAGCCATTGTGGGCAATGATGTATTGTGTGGGGTTGCTGTGTTGGGTACGTCATTATCTTCCAGCCACAGGCAGTATCTCTCACAGTTCTCAACGGCAGTCATAGCACTAGACCCCGATGCACTGCCCAAAACACTATCAATGGCGAAGGAACTCAGAGGATATGTGGATGATGTCCGTGTCCTTCGCTTGACAGACGATTTGAAATACCGTAGACAAGAAGATATCGAGCAACTAACCCACATAGGAGATACAGTATGGAATTAGCATTAGTACGTAGCCTTATGGACAAGTCGTTCTACGATGACCATCGTGGTTCTAAGTGTCCAGACCGCCTGTTCAGTAAGGATGTACGTAAGATTAAACAGGCTATTGATAAAGCAATGGACAGGTATGAACGCACTGTCAATCCCGATGAGATTGAAGCACTGTTCATGTCAGACAATCCAACGCTAACTACAGCACAAAAGCAAGCGTACACCTCTTTGTTTGCCTCTATCAAGAAGGAAGAGCCTATGGGTGGTGACGTAGCACAAGAGGTGCTGTCCAAACTATTCCAGCAGGTAGTGGGTGAGGATGTAGCTAACATTGGCTTTGATATGGTCAATGGTGATGCGGCAACCCTTGAGAAGCTACGCAATCTGCTAGAGCGTTATGGTGATGACTTCATTCCTAATCTTAATATTGAGTGGGATGACATCACAATTGAAACACTTATGGCTAAAGCTGAGTTGGAAGCACGTTGGACATTCAACATACCTAGCGTAACACGTAAGGTAGAGGGTGTCAGTGGCGGTCAGCTTATCGAAGTAGGTGCAAGACCTAACACTGGTAAGACATCCTTCCATGCCAGCTTGATTGCTGCACCGGGTGGGTTTGCACATCAAGGCGCACGATGTATCGTGTTGTGTAACGAAGAGCCTACCCACCGTGTCGGTGCTAGGTATCTGACTGCTGCCTGTGGCATGACTGCCCGTGAGATACGTGACGATATGTCAAAGGCACAAGCTATGTACAAACCTGTGATGGACAACATCAAGATTAAAGAAGCAGGTGGTCGTGACATGGCATGGGTAGAGTCTGTATGTAAGTCATACAAGCCAGACATACTGGTGCTAGACATGGGTGATAAGTTCTCTGTGCAGGGTTCGTTTGCCCGACAAGATGAAGCCTTGAAAGCTTGTGCAATGTATGCGAGGCAGATTGCCAAGACATATGACTGTGCTGTATTCTACATGTCACAGTTGTCAGCAGAAGCTGAAGGCCGTACCACACTAAACCAATCCATGATGGAAGGTTCACGTACAGGTAAGGCAGCAGAGGCTGACCTGATGATACTGATTGGCAAGTCTGCTTCAGTGGAAGGACAAGATGAAGACAGCCCTGTGCGGCATGTTAATATCGTGAAGAACAAGTTGAATGGCTGGCATGGACAACTGCACGTAGAGTTAAACTACCAGACAGCGAGGTACGAAGGATGAAGGTAACATTAGACGTAGAGAACACCGTCACCAAACGTGATGGTAAGATACACATGGACCCGTTTGAGCAGGAGAATACGCTGGTCATGGTGGGTGTATTAACAGACCAAGGTGTTGAACAACACTTTCCATTTGACCACCAAGACATGGAGAGTTTTGCTCACATTCCTGAACAACAGATTGAGTTGTCTACCAAATACCACGAGCGTGTGCAGTGGTTCTTGGACAATGCGACTGTACTCATTATGCACAATGCAGCACATGATTTGCTGTGGTTGTGGGAGTCAGGCTTCAAGTATGATGGCCCTGTGTTTGACACGATGCTTGCTGAGTATGTACTACAGCGTGGTATCAAAGAGCCATTGTCTCTTGAGGCTTGTGCAGAACGCTATGAGTTAGACACGAAGAAGCAGGACACACTCAAAGAATACTTTGCTAAGGGTTACTCAACACGTGATATACCTTATAATGAGTTGACTGAGTATCTGTCTGCTGACTTACATGCTACGCAGCAATTGTCTGACAAGCTGATGTACAGGCTCAATACACCTGCTGATTCAGGGCTGATGACTACTGTACAGCTTACCAATGAGGTGGCTGTGTCTCTGTCTCGCATGTATCAGAACGGCTTTACCATTGACCGTAAGGCACTGGATGATGTGCGTACTGAGTACGAACAGGAGCGTGATACATTGAAGCATGAGTTACAGGTAATGGTAAAGGAACTGATGGGTGACACACCTATCAACTTGAACAGCCCAGAGCAACTGTCGTGGGTTATATACAGTCGCAAGGTGCTGGACAAAGAATATTGGGGCAATGCTGTTGACCCATATATGGATGAGGCAGACTTTCGTAGCCTAGTAAACGCTGGTACGGAACGTCTGTACAAGACTAAAGCTACCCAGTGTGGCGTATGCAAAGGCACTGGACAGATAAGAAAGGTAAAGAAAGATGGAACACCTTTTGCACGAAACAACCGTTGTACGACATGTATGGGGAATGG